TAAAAAATGTTCTTAATAGTTCAAATATATTCAAAGATTATCAAGGAATAGATTGTCGTACGCAAGGTTATATTGTAGTTGAACCAAGTTGTATTGAAGACAAAAAATATGAATTCATTAATAATGAAGAAATAACAGAAATGCCAAAAGAACTAGAAGAATATATTTTGAATAACACTGTATCAAAAGATTCTGTAAATAAAAAAAATTATGAAAAACCTAAAAATGTAGAAATTGGTGATCGAGATAATCAATTATTTTCTTACATCAATAATATTTATTATAAAACAAGATTAGATTACGATGAAATATTATGTTTAGCTAATCATTTTAATGAAACTATATTAGAACAACCTTTTCCAGAAAAAGTGATATCGTATAAAGTACGAAAAGTATTCGAAAAAGATAGAAACACTATGATTTTTATTAATATTGGAGAATAAAAAATTCCTATAGCAAAAGCCATAGGAATAAAATGAGATAATTTGTGCAGATTGAAAAAAAAATCAACCTAAACACATATTGATTATACCATAATTATATAGTTTTTGTCAAAAAACCGACAATGTTTATTGACTATTATTATATAATGTGATATTATAATATACAAAAAGGAGGTATGTTATGGAAACGGAATTTTACAAGATTATGAAAGAAAAATTAAGAGAAAGTGAATTATCTATCACGAAATTTGCTGAAAAATGTGGAATGTGCAAATCTACAATGGTTGATTTTTTTTCAGAATCAGTACCATTAAGACCTATTAGAAATTATACAATAGGAAAAATCCATAAAACATTAGGAATTGATTATTCGATCATGGAAGAACATAATAGAATGGTAAAAGAATATAGAAAAAGAGGTGAATAAATATGTGGGAATGTCACTTTAAAAATCTTAAAAGCGGAGAAATATTTACAAAAATATTTGAAAGTCCTTATTTAATGGATCAAATGATAAGAAAAGTTAAATATAGTAAAAAGATACGTTATCTAGGGAGAACTAAAGTATGGGGATAAAAAAAGAAATTTGGAAAGATATTAAAGGTTATGAAGGTTTATATCAAGTTAGCAATTTAGGTAATGTTAAATCATTGGATCGTTGTATTGTATGTAAAAATAATAATATAAAACATATTAAAGGTGTGTTATTAACAAAAAACAAAGACAAATATATGTTTGTGAGATTATATAATAAATCTATTTGTAAAACTTATTTTGTGCATAGACTTGTAGCCGAAGCATTTATTCCAAATCCTAATAATTATCCTGTTGTAAATCACAAAGACGAAAACAAACTTAATAATAATGTAGATAATTTAGAGTGGTGTACTGTATTGTATAATAATAATTATGGCAATAGAACTGAAAAAACAAGAGAAAAAGTTTATCAATATGATAACAAAGGAAATATGCTAAAAAAATGGAATGGTATTAGAATAGCATCTAAAGAGTTACATATACCTTCTCAACAAATATCTCAATGTTGTAATCATACAAAATATAGAAAAACAGCGGGTGGTTATATTTGGAAGTATGAAAAGGATGTTTTAAATGGGTATTAAACAATATAATGTCGGTCATTGTTGGGAACAAGAAATAATGTCATACTATTCTAAAAAAAATTATTTTGTATATAAGTTCCCAACAGAATTTAACGGAACTATATGTGATATTGTTGTTGTTAAAAATGGTTCATGTATATTTATTGAAGCAAAACACATAATAGGAGATAAGTTATATTACAAAGGATCAGGGATTTACAAGAAAAAAGATGAGATAGATAACTTTGTTAAGAAATACAATACAAACATTTACATTATGATAAAGTCTGATAAGTTAGGTGTATATTGGAATAGTTGGATCAATGCGAAACATATCTTTGAAAAACAAGGTTATTTAGATTTAGAAAAAGACTGCTTTAAAGGAAATATGGAGGTGAGATAGCGATTAATTATGAAGATAACTCTTACAAATATTATTGAGATACAAGATCCAACGCAACAAATTTTAGATTATTGCAAAACAAACTTGACGTTTTCTAATCCTGATTACATAAAAAAGAAACGTATGGGATTTTGGGTAAGAGGAACACCTCAGAACATAACGTTGTATGATTATTATGAAGGAAAGGTTTATTTACCGATAGGTTGTTTTGACGACATATGGAACATACATCCATATAAAGAAGACTACAAAGATTATACAACTACAAAGAAAGCTAATATTAAATCTAATATCATTTTACGGAACTACCAAAAACCTTGTACTGATGCTTTAAGAAAGTATGTTAATGGTATATTTGTATTATTTGCTGGTGCTGGAAAAACACAAATTGCCTTACAATGTGCTAGTGAACTTAAACAAAAGACATTATTTTTAGTTCATACCAAAGATTTATTAAATCAAGCAAAAGAACGTTGTGAATCAAATCTTATATGTAAAACAAGTACAATTACCGAAGGTAAATGTGATACGTCTGGTGATATAGTATTTGCGACAGTACAAACTTTAGTTGGTATTGTAGATAAAGGATTGATTAGACAAGATGAGTTCGGTTTAATTATCGTAGATGAATGTCATCATCTAAGCACTAATGCCGAAAGTGTAAAGATGTTTGAAAAATGTGTAAACTATTTTAATGCACGATATAAACTTGGTTTATCAGCTACGCTGCATAGAAGTGATGGATTACAATACACCACAATCAAAATACTAGGTAATGTAATCTATGAACTAAAAAAGAGTGAAGATAAAACAAAGTTTATAGGATATTATGAAAATAATCCTATCATTGAAGTGCCTATCAAAGAGTTTCAAGTACCTGCACAAATACATATTGTTAAGACCGATTATAAAGTGATAAATGACGATGTTTTTGATACAAGTGGAAGAATTATATTCTCCAACTTAATTAGCGATATAGGAACAAATTCTGATAGGAACAAACAGGTGTTAAATATTATTAATAATTTAAAATCATATACATTGGTTATAAGTGAGAGAACAAGTCAACTTGAATATCTTCAAAAACAAATTCCTAATTCTATCTATATTAATGGAAAAACACCAAAGAAAAAAAGAGAAACGCAAATAGAAGAATTTAGAAACGGAAAACACAAAGTATTGTTTGCAACATATTCTCTTGTTGCTGAAGGTTTAGACATTCCAATACTTGAAAATTTAATTATGGCTAGTCCAGTAAAAGATGAAAGATTAGTGATTCAAGCTATAGGTAGATGTCAAAGACCAAGTAAAGATAAAACAGTTGCAAATATTTATGATCTAGTAGATGATGTAAGTATATTGTATTCTTTTACAAGAAATAGAATGAAAATATACAAAAAGGAAGGATGGAGTATAAATAATGGAATTTAAAGATTATAAAGAAAAACAAAAATTTTATAAAGCACGTGCTAAACAAGAAACAATGTTTTGGATTAGTAGTGCTCCTGTTAACCCAGAAGAAAAACGTAAAAAAATAAGAAAAGGTTTAACATATATAAAACCAAAAGGCGGTGATAAATAATGTGTTATCCAATAGACTTGGGAAATATTGCGGTTGGTTTTTCAATAGCTCTAGTAATTATTTTAATAATAAGTCTTTTTATGGGAAAAGATAATTAATGACGTTTGATGAATTATTAAATAAAGTTTGGTATTATGATATAGAAATATTTGCACATGATTGTTTAGTAGTTTTTATATCACATAAAACTAAAGAACGAATATATTTCCATAATTCTTTGCCGAATGATTTATGGAATTTTATTCAAGCATACGATCCTATTCTTATAGGTTATAACTGCAATAATTATGATAAATGGATATTAAAATGTTGGTTAGCTGGTTATACACCAGAAGAATTAAAAAGAGTCAATGATTATATTATTGGCGGAGGTAATGGTTGGGATGAAGATTGTGGATATATCAAACTTCCTATTCATTGGGATTTGTTCAATGAAATAAATCCAAGAAAGTCTTTAAAAGAAATTGAAGGTAATTTAAGATTAGATATTACTGAAACAACAGTACCATTTGATTTACCAACAAAATGGACTAGAGAACAATTTGAAGAAGTATTATATTATTGTACGTCTGATGTCAAAGCTTTAATTCCGTTATTTGAAAAATTAAAAGTTGGATATAAATCAAAGTACATTATTGCAAAATTCGGTAATATTGATCCTGCATATGCTCTATCACAAACAAATGCTAATCTTACTGCAATTCTATTAGGTGCAGAACGAAAAGAATATGATGATAATTTTGCATATGTATATCCAAAGTGTATTGATAAAAGTAAAATACCACAAAAAGCACTAGATTACTTTGATGACATAATAGAACACAATGACTTAGATTATTCTCCTGAAGCTCCTTTATTAGAGTTAGCTGATATATTATTCCAACTAGGAATAGGTGGAGGACATGGTTTTAAGAAAAAAGGTGTATATGTTTATAACAGAAATACATCAAAAAAGATTTTATGTAATTGGGATTTTACAAGCCTATATCCTAATGAAGTTAGGTTATTTGGTTACTCAAGTAGAAGTCAAAGTGACAAAAATGGTTATGTAAATATTTTACAAACTCGTATGAAAGCAAAAAAATGTCTTCTAACGGACGATTTCTTAAAACCAATGCAATTAACCAACCAAGAATTAAATATCGGTTTAAAGCTACCTCTAAATGCTTATACAGGTGGATTAAGAGCAAAGTTTAATGCATTGTATGATAACTTACAAGGTTTTTCTATATGTACAACAGGTCAATTAATTGTATTACAACTAATTCACGATTTAGAACAAGTTCCAACTGTTGAAATGGTATCCGCCAATACCGATGCAGTTATGTTTGAAGTTTCTTCTGAGTACAAATCGCAAACCGATGATATTATACATTCATTAGAAGAACTTACTGGATTAGAGATGGAAGAAGACAATATAGTACGCATTGTGATGGCGAATGTAAATAACTATTGTGAGTTGTTACAAGTTGGAGAGGATGACTATGCTATCAACTATAAAGGTGGTCAATTCCAGTGTAATTCAATTCAAAAGAATTTAAAAATGAAATGGGATAAAGAAACAAAGATGTGGTCGACTACTTTTGAAGATGATGTTAAATCTAATAGTTTAACGATAGTTGGCGAAGCATTGTTAAAAAAATTATTACTAGATATTCCTGTAGAAGATACAATAAATAATTGTAATGACATATTTAGATTTCAAGTAATTAGTCACTTAGGATCGACTTATGAAAAATGTGTTCAAGAATCACCAAATGGTGATATAGTATTACAAAGAAACAATAGAATATACGCAGGACTTGAACCAAGTGGTGTTATCGTAAAAATAAAACCTGATGGTAGACGTGATTCGTTGGCTGATTGTCCTCCAAATCCTATTATAGATAATTCTAATAAATTGACTATTGACGATATTAATAAAGAATGGTATATTGAAATGGCAAATCAAAGAGTTAATGATTTCTTAGGAATACCAAGGCTTGAAAGTTTAAAAAAAGAAGAATTATTAGAAAAAGCAAAAGACTTAAAATTAGAAATAGATAATAAAATAAAGAAAGCAGATTTAATAGAATTAATAAAAAATAAAGAAAGAAATGAGGTAAAAAATATGGCAACAAAACAAAATGTTGAAAAAGAATTAGAAGAAACAAAAGAAAAATTAGATAAAGCTGTTTCACAAAACGAACAATTAGTTGAAAAAATCAAAGAGAAAGAAGCATTAAATAAAATTGTAGAAATACCTTCGTTATCCGATGAAAGAGCTAATGATACAATAAAAATGAATTCATTATTATATACAAAAATTAATAATTTAAGACAATATATAAGATCACGTGATTTTATATATGATAAAGAACTACCTAGTAATTTAGGTAGTGGAGAATATTATAGTATAGATCAATTATATGATGCAATTCAAGAAGGATGTATTGAAGTTGGACTTGATTTTTCATTTGATACTACTGAAATTATAAGTTTTGATAAAGAACTTGTAAAACCAAGTGGAAAATTACCTATTCATGTAGCTACAGTTAAAACGAAGGCAACCTTAACTGATATTACTACTGGTAATTCAAAAGATTATTATACAATAGGACAAGGTAGCGATACGATAGATAAAGCGATTAGTGGTGCAAGTACATTGGCTTTCAGACATTGGTTTATAAAAAACTTTTCACCAAAAGGTGCCAATGATGGTAATGAAAACGCAGATGAAACTCCTAAAAGTGAATCACCAAAAACACCTATATATATACCAGAGACAAAGAAAGAAGAAATAAAAGAAGAAGTTGTTTCACAATCTCAAAGTCAAAAAGAAGAAATAGATGATGATGATTTGAAAGAAATTTGTGAAAATATTATGGAAATAAGAGAAAAAACAGGTAATATGGAATATGGTGCTAAAACATTAGATAAAATTCAAAAAGGTGAATTAAGTGATGTAGAGATAGAAAAAGCGAGACAAAAGACAGCAAGTAAATTAGAATAAATAAGTGGTGAAAATAATGGCTAAAGAATGGAGTTATGGAAAAGATAATAAAAATATAGTATTAAATGAAATACCTAAACAAAAATTAAGAATAACAGGTCATAGAATCGCTAGTGTTCTTGGATTAAATGAATATCAATCTCCGTTTGGAGCATGGGCAGAAATAACTAAACTTGTAAAATTACCATTTGAAGATACTAAATATACTTTATTTGGTAAAGCAGTAGAACCAAAATTAATTGATATGATTCGTGATGAGTTTCCTAATGTTATGAGTATTGAAGAATATTATGGAAATAATATTGAAAAATATAAATGGAATAATTTTATAGATGATAGCGATGTTTTTGGTGGTATTATAGACGCTGTTGGAACAAAAAGTGATAAAAAAACATTAACAATGATAGTAGAATGTAAATCAAGTTCTAAACCTCAATTATGGGAAAATGGAAACGTACCTATTGATTATTTATTACAAGGTTGTTTATATTCTTATTTAAAAGGATTAGATAGAGTATTATTTATTTGTTGTTTTCCACAAGATTTAGATTATAATCATCCTGAAGAATTTATTCCTAACGGATCTAATACTATAACAGTATTAAAGAAAATTAAAAATGTAACAATTCCAATGCCAGATGGACGTTTGATAACTTTTGAAGAAGCTATTAAATATTGTGAAGATTGGTGGGATAAATACATAGAAACTGGTATATCACCAGAATTCAATGAAGAAAAAGATAAAGAATATTTAGATATAATCAGAAAAAGCAAACCAATTAATGATTCATCTTTAGAAGAATTATGTGACAAAGCATCTGCTCTAGCACAAGAAATTGAAACTTTAAAAGATACAAGTGGATTAAATGAAAAAGAAAAAGAATTAAAAATATTGGAAGATAATATAAAAAAAGGTCTTATGAATAATTTACAGGATGGTGAAACAAAAATAAGTTGTAAACAATATTCTTTGAACGGAACAATAAAAGATACTTTTAATGAAAAAGATTTTGCAAAAGAAAATCCAAAAATTTATGAAAAATATTTAGAACAAAAAATTACTTATAGATTAAGTAAAACAAAAAATAAGGAGAGTGAAAATAATGAAAATTAAAATGAATATGACATCTAATTTTAAAGTTGTACCAGAAGGGGAAAGAGAATTAACAATCACAAAAGCAGAATGCAAACCAAGTGGAAAACCAACAAGAATTGATATTACATTTCAAGATATTGAAGGTGGTTTTGTAAATAGTAGATATGCATTTGATAATGATAAAGCTATGTTTGCTTTTGCAAAATTATTGGAAGTTGCTTTAAAATTTAAAGATGGTGACGAATTTGACACAAAAGAACATACCCAACAATTAATTGGTAAAAAATTAATTTGCGAAGTTATTCATACTCAAGGAACACAACCAAATGAAAACGGAGAATTACCTACATTTGCTAATATCAAAAAAACAATTTCATTAATTGATAATACTAATAAGTCACCTAGAAATGTTATTGTGGATCAAAATGATGAAGAAGATGATTTATAAAAAAGTACCCGAAAAGGTACTTTTTTAATTCCAAAATAAAACCTATTTTTTAATAAATAAAATATATAATATTATTAGAAAGTGACAAAACTTTCTGTTTACCTTATATATGAGAGGAGTAAGTTTAATTTTAGATTTAATTATCTATTATTCTTACACCTCTCTTTTATTTTGAAAGGAGATAATATATATGGATTTAAACGATTTATTAAAAGAGATAAAGGAAAAAGAAAATATTGAAGATATTTTAAAAGATAGTTCATTGAAAGAAACATCGAATGATAATATTTGGTTATTATTTATATTAATGATGTTAATATTTGATTTTCCTAAAAAAG